AACAGCGATTAGCCCAACAGCGATTAGCCCAACAGCGATTAGCCCAACAGCGATTAGCCCAACAGCGATTAGCCCAACAGCGATTAGCCCAACAGCGATTAGCCCAACAGCGATTAGCCCAACAGCGATTAGCCCAACAGCGGTCCTAGGCTCACACAGAGGGGCCGCCAACCTACTAACCCTAGCCGAGCCTCCACTTACCTACGCGCTAAACGCTGCAGCCCCAGTGGCTTTATTGCACGCCATTAATCCGACGCCAATATATAAACAGCCCCAGCCAGCCCATAAATAACTATAGTAAGTCTTTACCACATACCCTTTATATGTAATAATTAGATCTCACATAACAACAACAGGGTATATAACGATGAAAAACAATGACTTATCTAGTTTTATTGCATTTATGGAAGCGGTAGCAACTGATCGCCGCGAGGTATCATTTGGAGCAGCGTGCGCACTAGAGTGCCGCGACCGATCGGACTGGGTAGAACTGTACGGGGATCTCTCGATAGCTGAAGCAGTAGCAGCCGAGTTAGAATACTGGGCCATAAAAGACGGACAAATGGTGGAGATAATGGAGGACCCCACCGACTACATACAGGGCATAGCTGATTTAGATTTATGGGAGGGTGGACCGCCCACCGCCACCAGATAGCCCACAGGTCGAAACTGGGGGCAGAGTGCCCCTAGTCTGTCGCTCTCTGCGGCACTGATGAGACCATCAGCCATGAATAGGAGATTAGAAAAATGCAAATATCAATAATCGGGAACAAACGGAAAGATGGAAAGTACAAAGTGAGAACGGTATACAAAGGAGCGCCAAACATGTTTGGCGGCTTTTATGCTAGCAATGTATATACAAGTCTAATGAGTGTTGGCGACGTCACTGAGATACTTAGCAGCCCGAGCCTCGAGTCGTCTACAAATACCGCGGACTTTATTGCAGCGGAGGTGCAGTCATGAGCGCTATAACTAAATTTTTAAGGAAGGACGACGGTCAACAGGTGCTAGTTGCATTAGTAACTCAGAGCGGCTTGATGCTTAATTATGGGGACGGAGTCCGCGGGCCCTCTGCGAGTGACAGTGAGCTTATGCTGCCCTTTATAATAATGGACATAGACACAAGCATATACGGCGGAAAAATGGAAGACTGGAAGTTGGTCGGGCGTAGAAACAGGCACGCAGATACTCTAGACCATGTTAACCCCAGCAGTTTTGGTCTGAGCTTTAAAGTTATAGAGCCTCGCACCACCCCCTATATTAATGGGGCCAGTGAGGCGGCGGTGCTAGGTATAATTGAGGCTAACGGATGCGGCTGCGAGTGCCTGGAGTACGCGGAGGACATAGAGGCAAGGATCGAGGACCAAGTGCTAGGCATAATCAGCGATAATGGACTAGATGAAGAGCTCGAGGACCGAGTGCTAGGCATACTCAGTGATAATGGATACGAGCGCGCGAGAGAGTTTGAGCTTGGCGATCACGTCATAGATGAGAGTATGATTGAGGACTCAGTTGTAAGCATTTTGTACGAAGGAGGCTACAGGCCCGCTGACGACTTTGACATATTTAGTCACGCAGACGATATCGTTAAAATAGTAGCTAGTGAGCTAGACGTGACTGATCAAATAGAGTCAGTGCTAGCCGACGCTCGCTTGACCATATCTGTGTAGAGAGGTCGAAACTAGGGGCAGAGTGCCCTTAGTCTGTCGCTATCAGCGGCACTGATGAGACCATCAGTTATAAGTAAATAGGAGATTAGATAATGATTAAAACATTAGGCAAGTTGTACTGGGAGATCGAAGAAAAGCTAATAACGGGCTACATGCTGGAAGAGATTATAACGGGCAAGCGTCCGACCCCAGAGCTCGAAGCTATATTGGCTAAGCGCGACGCACTAGTTGCGTTAGAGACTAAATGCGATAGCCCAGAAGAGTAGCACAGGTCGAAACTAGGGGCAGAGTGCCCTTAGTCTGCCGCTCTCTGCGGCACTGATGAGACCATCAGCTATAAGTAAATAGGAGATTAGATAATGCAACTCGTGCAATTTGTTAAAAAGTCAGCAAACGCTAAAACAGGGCCAATGCCCACCACTAACAGTCAACGGAGCACGTGTCCTGCAGTCTGTCCCTTAAAACGAGTGTGGAACCCCAGCACTAGCAAATACGAGAGCCCTTGCTATGCTGAGTCGGGATTCCACACAAAACTAAATTGGAATAAGCTAGACTCGGGGGAGCGTGGGGGCACATTTGACGCTCTCATTAACAAAGTCGAAACTATGACCGCGCCTATTTGGAGACATAATGTCTCGGGGGATTTTTATCACGTAGACGAAGTAATGGACCGAGGGCAGATCCGACGGCTAACGCGAGCAAACGGAGGCCGCAGGGTGATCAGCTTTACTCATCACGATATGTCAATCAAGGCAAATAGGGTCACAGTCGCTGCCGCAAATCGCGACGGGTTCACGATAAATTTGTCGGGCAATAACATAGATCACGCCGACGACCTCATGGCTTTAAATATAGCGCCCGTCGTCGCTATTGTGCCTGTAGATCAAACATCAAACTTTAAGAGTCCAGCGGGCCACAACGTAGTAATATGCCCTGCCACTTATAAAGACGACGTGACGTGCACTAGCTGTCAAATGTGCAGCAAACAGCGTAGCACAATAATAGCGTTCCCAGCCCATGGCGCCGCTAAAAATCAAATCAAATTTAAATAAGGAGATAAGATATGCCAATACCAAAAAAAGGTACGGTGGAGGGCTATATTTACAACGTAGAAACGAACGTAATTGTGGCAATTATCGTAGGAGACAGCAATAACACCGTCGAAAATAAAGCCAACGATCTCGGCTATATGGGCGTAGATGAGTACGGCCTTACATATAACGATAGCGGGCTTGGATTTAACTGAGGAGATAAGATATGCCGATACCAAAAAAAGTTATGATGAAAAGACTGCGCGATGCAAGACTGGCGGCAGGGCTGGTAGAGCTCAAAGTATGGGTAAGGCCCGAGCAAGTCGACGCTATAAAGTATATGGCTAAACTAGCTGAGCCGACCCCTCCCCCCTAACACGAGTGATCAAGTACGCGCACGCGAGGCGCTGATCAACTACCCAAAAGGTCCTAACGGACCTTTTTTTATGACTCAAGCTAAAAGCGACGCTCTCAGTTGCTCTCTAAGCGACGATCTCACCCCCACCCCTACCCTAGTGTACGGCTTTTAGCTCTATAATAGCCACTAGCCCACTGCTGAGCTCCACTGTGGTTTAAGCGCTGCAGCGCTACCCCCTATATTAGCCCTGAGCTCAGAGCTCAGAGCTAACAGTGGACCAGCTAGCACCCTGACCCTTAATAGCTCAGAGCTAACAGTGGACCAGCTAGCACCCTGACCCTTAATAGCTCAGAGCTCAGAGCTCAGAGCTAACGGCGGACCAGCTAACGCCCTGACCCTTTAACACCCTGACCCTTTAACACCTTGACCCTTTAACACCTTGACCCTTTAACACCCTGACCCTTATTAGCTCAGAGCTAATTGGCTGCGGGCTAATAGCTCAGAGCTCAGAGCTCATAGCTCATAGCTAATTGGCTGGGATAATGTGGACCTTAAAAGATAAAAGTTAAATGATAAGTTTAGAATGCGAAACGAAAAGCAAAATGACGGGGTGTGCACGCCGGCTGACGGCGATAAAGGGTCCCATCTGGACTTCTTTGGGGGGACCCTCCGCGGACACATGGACGCACCCTTGCATACTCATAGCCATCATCAGTTGTACTAGCGGGGATTTCAAATCTGATAGTAAGGTATTACTAATATTAGTACAACCCCATAGCTATGTGCTATAACGATTTCTGTTTTTCAATTTTTAGGATTATGATATGAGTTTTCTAGACCTTATAGGTATTTTCAAAGAGAAAATCACCGCAAAACCCGCGCCTAAGCCTGTTAAAACGCCTAAGCCCGTGGCTATTAGGCCCCCAGTTATAATTCCAAGCGTTCCTAGTACCCCCCAGCGCGCTGTGCTAATCCTAACCCGCCAGTACTACCCCTCCCACACTATGTCAAACCTCCTATTGCCCGATGGTAGCGTCTTTTCGGTGCTAGAAAGACCTTGGGAGAACAACAAATCTAATATTAGCTGCATACCAGCTGGAATGTACGAGGTGGATTATTTACCACGGTCCGCGTCAGGTAAGTACAAAGCGGTTTGGCACATTAAATCTGTGCCAGCGCGGCTAGGTATCCTAATTCATACGGGAAATCTAGTTGAACATTCCAGAGGATGTGCTTTAATAGGCAGTAGACGCGGATTTTTGGGTGGGAAACCAGCGGTATTAGGGTCAAAGACGGCTCTGCGAAAGTTTAATAGCATCATGAAACAGCAGAGCTTTACCCTTAACATAGTTGGAACATCGCCGTGAGGCTCGCGTTAGGACTTTTGTTTTTGCTCTTAAGCACCAGCTTCTATGCTGCTGAATTTATTGGCTCGAGTGGTGCTCGTTACTTTTTTAATATGGGCGATGATGTTTATATGTGCTGGTCTATTGATCTAGACGGACCTAAGGTTAGCTGCGTCGGCAAAAATAAGCAGCTTAACATTGGTATTAAGTACGTTTGCACTGCGGTGCCCCTTGCTGAAGGTGCCTTTACAGACTGCATTGTAGATGATATCAACACCCTCTCAGCTTAATTATTAGGAATAACCAGATGTTAGATGCGATTTTGGGTATAGCGAGTTCATCAGGATTAGGGGCAATTGTTGGTTTAGTTGGAAGTTATATGGCTAAACGAGAGCAACGTAAGCTCGATGAGATGAATAACACTCACGCCCTGTCCATGGCTAAGGTGGATATGGAACGGGACGCGGCAGAATCCGCTCAAGCGCTGCAGATGGCAGACAAACAAATTGAACACGCAGTAGCAGAAGGCGCCATACAGTCTGATATTGTAGCAGGAGAAGCTTTTACTGCTTCGCAAATGATGGCGAGTCAGCCCTCGGGTACGAAATGGGTAGACGGGATTCGCTCAGCGATGCGCCCCTTAATCACAATATACCTACTCGTTATTGTTACCCTCATAACTTACAACCTAGGCAACCTCCTCGGCGGCTTAGGTGGATTACCTGTTTCAGAATTGTACGCACTCTACTCACACATTATCAATCAAGCTGTGTTTCTCACTGTTACTGCAGTCCTTTGGTGGTTTGGAAGTAGAGGCGTAAAGAGTAAATGAGCATGAGTGATATGGTGGCTCAAGTTACCCAGCCAACCACGTACACAGCCACGTCTGTTGCTGTTGTTTCAAGTGCTACCGCACCATCCGCTGAGATTCCATGGGTCGCTATTGTATCGATAGCTATCGCAATAGTTTCTCTAGGTATTAACTGGTACTACAAGCATAAGGACTCCAAAACCCTCCGCAGGGGGTCTAGCGGCTAATGACCGATAAGCTAACGTCAATGCTGAAGTTCTGGCCTGTTCTTATGCTTTGTTTTGCAGGGGTGTCCAGTGGTTTTGCATTTTATCACAGCATGCAAGCACTTCAAGACGATGTACAGGAACTGAAGCAGATGCTTGTTCGCCGCGAATCCATCGAGCTGGAACTGAAAGTTCGAGATACAGAGATAGAGCAGCTTAAAAGCTGGATGCGATTACAAGAGACTTTGACTCGTGATATAGAAAGTGACATCACGGATTTGTATCGGATGACTAAGTAAATGATTGATCAGATAATTAATCTTTGGCCGTTAATCATGGGGGTAATAACGCTAGTTATCATACTAAGCAAAATGCACCTCAATATAACTATAATTCAAGATAAAATTAGGACGTTATTTGATCTCTATAACCGTGATCGGAAGTAATGAGCACAACGGAATCAAGCGATGAGGAGCAAGACAGCTTTGATATGCTTGAAATACTAATTATACTAATGGCGTATTACGCAGCATAATCCTATGATTAAAAAAACAACACCAGAAGGGCGCAGCCGCAAGGACGCAGCCCCTAAAACAAAGATTAAACCTTTGAAGATAAAAAAGAAGCCCGTATCTAAGTCGCTTATAACGCGCGCTTTGATAAAGGAATTCTGCAGTAGGTTAATAGACACAGGCTCTGCCCGTAAGGTATGCCGAGATGGAGATGATATGCCCAGTGTTAAGACTATATTCGCGTGGTTAGCCAAAGCTAGCGACCCTAAGGCTGATGCTATCTACTCTGAGTTCATGGCAATGTATGTAGACGCTCGTAAGTTAGCAGCTGACTACAAATTTGATGGCTTCGTAGAGGAGCTAGAAGACACGGTCATGCAACCCGTGATGCTAGCCAATGGTGAGCAGATGAGGGACGTGTTAGGCGTAGTTATAAGAGCGCCTACGCAGGTATCAGTTAGTATGGCTAAGTTAAAGTTAGACACTTACAAGTGGTTTGCTGCTAAAGAAAACCCCAAGAAGTACGGGGATAAGATACAGCAAGAGCACACGGGTAAAGACGGCGGCGAACTTGCTCCCCCAATGCTAATAGTGGAACAGTATGTCAAGCCAACCAAATAGAGATGATGCTCTTATAGTCCAGACGCCTGATATATTTCGGGCGTTAGACGAGCCATATCGCTATAAGGTTATGTGGGGAGGCCGAGGCTCCGCTAAGAGTTGGAGTGTAGCCCGTAAAATACTTCTACGCGGGTACTTAAATGAAACCCGCATACTCTGCACGCGTGAACTGCAGAAAAGTTTAGGTCAGTCTGTACACAAGCTCCTAAGCGATCAGATATATCTCATGGGACTACAAGGCTTCTACGAGATCCAAAAGGCGGGTATATACGGGAAGAATGGTACAGAAATTATGTTCATGGGTACTAGACACCACACCCAAGAAATAAAGAGTACAGAAGGTATTGACCTCTGTTGGATAGAGGAAGCTCATAACCTAACCCAGAACTCATTTGATATAATTGACCCCACGGTGCGGAAAGAAGGGTCAGAGATATGGATAACCTACAACACCAGATTTAAGTACGATTACATTCATAAGTTTTTTGTGGTAGATGAAGCCCCTAAGAATGCTTGGGTACAGCGCATTGGCTACGCCGATAACCCCTTTTTTCCAGATGTGTTACGCACACAGATGGAGGCCATGAGAGACAGAGACTATGAAAAATATCTTCACATCTGGGGCGGAGAAATTAAGCTCCTCGCAGAGGGCGCTATTTTTGGCGAGCAGGTCTTGGACTGCATCAAGCAAAATAGACAACTCTATATTCCTATCGCCAAGAACTGTGAAGTTGATACCTATTTTGATCTCGGTAAACGGGACGAATCTGCGATATGGTTCGTACAGCGTGTGGGACGAGAATGCCGCCTCATCGATTACTATGAATGTAGACTTCAAGAAGTAGAGCACTATGTTACTGTTTTAAAACAACTTGGTTACAACTACGGCAAACACCATATGCCTCATGATGCAAACCAAGATCGCCTTGGTATGGTAGACAACGTAGCTAAGCAGTTTGCTAAGGCAGGCATAAAGCCTGTGGTTATAATTCCTAGGGTTAAAGAGAAAAACACGTCAATAATGGCGGCTAGAGAGGTCTTTGCTCAGTGTTGGTTTCACGACGCTGGTGACTGTGACCCTAGTTTGCTGTGGAAGGATAAGCCTTTAAGTGATAGGTTAGTAGCTGAGAACATGGTGGCTCGACATCTGCGGATGGAGAAAGGCTTTGAAACTCTCAGAAACTACAGATATAGATATGTAGATGAGGATGATGTATACCATCACGTTCCCCATCACGATCACGCCTCTAACGGTGCAGACGCTTTCCAGCAGTTTGCTATGGCCGCTCCGAGGCACAGCCGACTCCGACTTGCTTCAAGTTTGGGACGACTTGAACCTGAACATACGGCGGATTACTAATGGCTTCCCAAATAGAGTGGCTAGCGTTAATAGAAGAAAATGAGTCTATATACGAAGAAACAATAGACGAGCCCGCTTATATATTTAGCGGACGCACGTTTTACCAGTTTGATGACACAGGAGCTTACAAAAGTGAGTGACATTATTGAAGGTGAGGATGGAAATCCTGTACCAGCGGGTGTTAGAGTCCTGCACAACAATTTATATACAGCGCTAAACAAGGCCTATCCTAAGTGGACAGGGTCGTGGCTTATAACTATCGACACTAGAGGAGGGGTTGTGATGATACGCAACCAGCTTATTAGTGGGAAGATGGGGTTTTACATGCATATAGCTAAAATAGATTCCGAGATGCGCAATGTAGTGCGTCACGCGGGAGAGCTATTTGAAAGATACTACGTGGCTCGAGATAAAGGGGTTGAGGTATCTACAGCGGTAAATGATATGAAACGCAAGTTCTCTGGCGAGGCGGTACACGATAATGGGTAGTAAAATGCATACGGCTGGTGACAACCTTAGGGATGCCAGCACCTCACTAGACTCACAAGCGGAGACCGCGAGTGCGACCTCGACAGGTTCTGATTACTGGCTATCCTTAGCCAAGGACGCCTACACCCAGTCTGAGAGCTATTTTGATGCCAACATCCGACGCGGAATGGAAAAGAATATAGCTCACTTTAATAGCGATCACGCTCCGGGATCTAAGTACTTCTCAGAATCATACAAACACAGGGCTAAAGGATTTAGGTCTAAGACCCGCGCCACGGTACGAAGGAACGAAGCTGCAGCAGCTAAGGCTATGTTCAGTACGTCCGACGCGGTCAGCATAACAGCCGAGCGCGGAAGGGATGAATCCCAACGCACTAGCGCGGAGATCAATAAGGCGCTACTTAACTACAGACTGAAGAACACAATACCTTGGTTCCCCATAGCTATGGGAGCATACCAAGACGCCCTAGTAACTGGTGTAACTATAAGTCACCAGTATTGGAACTATCGGGAAGTTGAAGACAAGATGCCTGATGAAGATGATGAAGATGATGAAGACGAGCTCCTATCAGCTGAAGGCGAAGATATTAAGCCTAAGACCACAAGCTTTACGGTAGTTAAAGACACCCCAGCTATAGAGCTGCGGCCTGTCGAGAACTTCCTATTCTCTCCTTCCGCGAACTGGGAAGATGTAATAGGAACTTCCGCATACCTGATAGACAGGTTACCGATGACTATCGACGACGTGATGTTACTATCAAAGCAAACTCAAAAAACACAAATCCCATGGCTAACCTTAACCGAGGAAGAGCTACTGATTGGCGCCACTACCGATTATGATGCTGTTCGGTCTCAACGCGAGAGCCAGCGCGAGGATTCTAAGGACCAAAGATACACGCACAGGGGATTCCAGACTGTATGGGTCCACCGAAACATAATAAGGCAGGATGGGCGGGACTGGTTGTATTACACGTTAGACATACACACCAGACTAAGCGACCCAATACCATTAGAGATGGAGTATCCCCACTTACGGGCGGGAGAGCGCCCCTACGTTTTAGGGTTCTGTAACATAGAAGCTCACAAGGTGTACCCCGAGTCACCAGTGTCTATGCTAAGCGGTGTGCAGCAAGAAGCTAATGATATCAACAACCAGAGGAGAGACAACGTAGCTTTGGTCCTTAACCGACGCTATTTTGTTAATCGCAACGCAGCTATAGACTACTCTTCTCTGATCCGTAATGTTCCGGGAGCTGTCACCGAGATGGACAACCCTAGAGAGGACATTCGAGTAGAAGCCCCACCTGACGTCACTAACTCTAGTTACCAAGAGCAGGACAGAGTTAATGCTGACTTTGACGAGTTGTCAGGCGGCTTTAATGTAAGCTCGGTAAACACAAACAGAAAGTTAAACGAAACCGTAGGGGGGATGGAGTTACTGGCAGCCTCGGCTGACGAGGTAACCGAGTACCAATTACGCGTGTGGGTAGAAACGTGGGTGGAACCAGTCCTAAAACAAATCGTGAGATTAGAGCAGCGCCACGAGTCTGATGAGGGTCTACTAACCCTAATAGGCGAAGACATTAAGATGTGGCAGCGCTTTGGTGTTAATAAAGTTACCGATCTAATGATTCAAGGAAACATGACTGTTGAAGTAAACGTAGGTTTTGGGGCTACCAACCCGCAACAGCGTATAAATAAACTAGCGTTGGCCTTCAGTACTATAGGGGCTTATGCGCCCCAAATGGCCCAGTCAGGGAACGAACAGGAAGTTATTAAGGAGATACTAGGCGCGGTAGGCTACAAAGACACCGAAAGGTTCTTCCCACCCGCGGACCCTGAAGCTGCACCCGAGCCTCCACCTCAGCAGCCTATGACTGAGTTTGAGCAGGCAAAGCTGGCTCAAGAGCGTGAAATTGCTGAGATGAAATTAAAGTCTAACGAGTCGATGGCCCAGATGAAGGTATACATTGCCGATAAAGAGCGAGAGACGCAGATGATGAGACTAGCTATGGAAGAAAACATATCTATAGCGCAACTGGATCGAGACCTTAAAGGTATGGAAACTGATCGGCAGAACAAAGTAGACGAAATGAATATTAAACTTAAAGTAGGGTCAGGTATTTAATGATGGGAAGAAAACCGTACACGCCGAGTGGCAACCAAGATTTAACGATGGACAGAGCTAAGTTGGGCCTAGAGGCCGAGGGGTTTCTTAGATCCAGCTTAGGAAGGTACTTAGTAGAGCGCGCGGAGGCTGAGATTGAAAAAGGCTTCACCGAACTTTTCAAAGTGTCGCCGAGTGATACAGGCGGTAATATAGAAGCGCGAATGGACATACAAGTGCCTATGAACGTGATTAAGTGGCTAAACGAAGCTGTCGATTCCGGCAAGCTAGCCATGCAGGAACTGCAAGAAGAAGATCTAAATAACTACTAACCAATGTCCACCCCGCGGGGCGACTATAGAGGCACCACAATGTCAATAACATCAGCACCAAAAGTTGTAAACGTCCGAGAAGACCAAGACATCATCATCCCCCCTGAGACTGAGGAAATACTAGCTGAGTCCAGTGACCCCGTAGATGCACCTGAAACAGAAAGCCCCACGCCCCCTGTAATTACTGAAGACCCCAGAATGGCGATAGCTGCCAAGCACGACCAAAAACACCGAAAATTTGGCAAGGAAAGTGTCCAAAATGAATTAAATAGTGATATAGGGCCAGAAACAATGGATTCGGGTTTGGTTTCTGTCAAAGTTAATGGTACGATCAGAGAAGTCGAGCAAGAGCGAATCGATAAAGCAGGCGGAATACAGGCTTACCAGAAAGAAATGGCCGTTAGCCAAGGCTTTCAAGATATCGCAGCTAGGACAAAAGAATTAGATAGGCGAGCTGAAGCCCTTGTAGCACAAGAGTATCAGATCGCAGCTAAAAAGGCCCTACCTCCTCCTGATGAGCCTGTAAGAAATGATCCACCTGCCAAGTCAGGCGATCACAAGAAACTGGTCGAGCTGGTGAAATATCACCGCGAGGCTTTGTTGGATGGCGATGATGAAGCTGCTGATGAAGCGATGACTCAACTACTTACCCTCCGAGATGCTACACCAGTAGCTACCAAAGAAACTAAAGACGAAGTTGATGCGCGTGAATACAGAGCTGCAGAAAGGGCTGCACAACTAATTGAAACGCGTGAGTACTCCAAGCAGGTGTATAAGGCGCGAGACGTTCTCTTTACGGCACACCCCGACGTTAAGTCCGACCCTAGGCTATTTGAATTAGTAGACATGGAGACTGACGTAGTTAGAAGGGCTAACCCTGAGTTTACCCCCCAAGAGATATTAGACACCGCGTATGAAAACGTGATGGATTGGAGAGGAACAACTAGAGGACCCACCGCATCTATGACTACCAAAGCAGAAGAGAAGCGTGTGATTGCACGACCTGTGGCAGGCACTGGCAGGTTCCAAGGAACCCCACCTGCACAGCATGAAACTAGATCTGAGTACGTCAAGCGAATAGCGCAGAGCCGTGGTCAGTTATAAAACACTTTTATAGGAATTAATAAAATGAGCCAAGTTTGGGAAACCAATGCAGAAGGCGGCTACATGTACTCAGGGGAACTCTCTGATGTATTGCGTAACGCTCTTCAACCAATGACACGATTTGTTCAACATTGTGACGCCGATGATCAGACTGATAAAGGTCTGCACGCTGGTGACGCATTTCAGTGGAACAATTATTCAGATGTAGCCACTCAAGGCGGACGATTGGCTGAAAACCAACGTATGCCTGAAACTGGTTTTACTATCACTCAAGACTCAGGTACCGTGTATGAATTCGGTAACTCTGTCCCTTACAGCGGTCGCTTAGATGACTCAGCTCGCCACCCAGTGAAGCAGATAATCCACAAAGCACTTAAGAACGACTGTACTAAAGCGTTCGAGACTGAAGCTTATAATGAATTTGCTTCTACTTTGTTGACAGTAACTCCAGACTCAGGAAACAGCGCTACCGCTATTTCAGTAGAGACTGATGGCACTGCAGCACAAACTAACAACCTAGCCATGAACCACGTACATGTTAAGCTTATCTCTGACGAGCTTAAAGAGCGTGACGTACCTGTATACTCAGACGGTTCTTACCGTTGTATTGGTCGTCCTGCTACTTTCCGTGATTTTAAAGATGACCTAGAGCCTATCGTTCAGCACGTTGCTGAAGGTTTTAACCAGATTCTTAACGGCGAAGTTGGTAGACATTTTGAAGGCATCCGCTTTTTTGAGCAAACTCGTGTTGCTTCTAAGGGTTGGAGCAATGCTGTTTCTGACGAAGCTTTCTTTTTCGGCGAAGACACAGTTATTGAAGCTATCGTTTGTCCTCCAGAAATCCGTGGTAAACTTCCCGGAGATTTTGGCCGAGACAAAGGTGTAGCTTGGTATGCTCTTGAAGGCTTTAAGATCGTTCATAATGCTTCTGGCGCGGCTCAAAACCGTATCATGAAGTGGTCATCAGCAGCTTAGAGGAGATAACTATGAGCTATTCAAACGGAATACAAACCACTCATTTTTTCGATGGAGCCGCGTTAGATACTGACGCTGTCCTTGTCGGTGGTGAGAACATCCCAGCAATCGCTGGCCTCACGGGTCGAGTAACCTCGATCACTGTCTACTGTACAGTTGCGTTAACTACTAACCCTACCATCATCGAAATTGGTGTTGCGGGTGGCGACCAAGATGGGTACGCGTACCTATCAGTTCCGGCTAGTTCAGTCGGCACTATCACAACTGGCGTAACCGCTGGCGCCCTAGGCAACAAGATTGCTGCTGACGACGCTTGGCAGATCAGTTCTAATGGCGGCGCAG